TATCGGACAGTCTGTAGAGATTGATGGTAAAGAACAGCCTAGATTGTTGTGGACACCGGGCTTTAACGTGTTTCATGAGTTGACCGAGCGCGGTAAGGAACTACAATACTTTAAGGTATTCGACCAAGCAGCAGTAGAAGGTGTAGAGGCTGATTGGGACAGCATGATTAACGAACCTTGTAACGTAGTGGTTGTCCATACCAAAGGTAAGGGTGCTAATGCTGACCGTACATACGATAACATTGATTCACTAACGCCAATCCCTACTAAGTATAAGGGTGGTGTAGAAGCTGGACTTATTACCAATGGTTGTACTGGTGATGCAGATGATATGGATAACCCAGCACAAGCTAGTATGTTTGGATTACCACTGTATATTCACGGCAACCGAATTGATGCACCAGAGTCGCTAGAAGAACTTACTGGTGCAGAAGTAGATATTCCATTCTAATGGAACTGCTAATTGATGGTGATGTTATTGTGTATCGTATAGGGTTTGCAACACAAAGGAAGGATGACGATGGAAACATTGTACCAGAGCCTTTGCCCTATGCCTTACACAGTACCAAGAGGTTTATCAATGGTATGATTAAAGATACGGGTGCTGATAGTTACAGGTTATTCCTAACAGGAAAAAATAACTTTAGGCTAAAAGTTGATAGTGAGTACAAAGCTAACCGTAAAGGTACAGCTAAACCTATTCACTACCAAGCCATACGGGACTATATGGTTAAGCACTTTAAGGCAGAGGTTATCGAAGGCATGGAAGCTGACGATGCCCTTGCACTTAATCAAACAGACAACACTATGATAGCAAGCATAGACAAAGACCTGCTCATGGTTGAGGGTGAACATTATAACTTCGTGAAGAAGGAGTTCAACCATGTTACTTACGAAGCAGGTATACACTGGTTCTATATGCAAATGTTAATGGGAGATAAAGTTGATAACATTATCGGAATACACGGCATTGGTATTAAGAAAGCTGAGAAGATATTGGCTAAGAGCAAGGATAGAGATGCTACTATTGAAAGCTACTATAAAGATGAGTTCGGAGAAGGGTGGTATCAGCGTATGGTACAGAATACGCAACTTCTTTGGATGCTTCAAAAAGATGTGAAGATGCCAATGGATATTAAGGGGGACATAGAGATTGCAGATAACTAACATTTTAATAAACTGGACAAGCACTGCAACATTTAGGCTTGCACTTCTAGCTATTGAGTTGGTCACGATGCTGGCGATTATTGCGAACTGTATTCGTCACTGGTGAAAGAGAAATTCTATGAACAAGTACCGCAGTAAGTTTGAAGAGAGGGTAGCTAAAGACTTGAAAGACTTTACCTATGAATGTACCACGTTATTATACAACAAACGAACCACCAGGAAGATGGTGTGTTTAGATTGTGGTAGTCTACACGTATTGCAGAAGGCTAAGTATCTTACAGACTTTAGATTGCCTAATGGTATATACATTGAAGTTAAGGGGTGGTTTAAACCCAGTGACAGAACTAAGATGGAGTCTGTTATTAAGTGTAACCCAGAATTAGATATACGTATGCTGTTTCAAAAAGATGGATGGACTACCAAAAAGAAAACACAGAAGTATAGCGAGTGGTGCAATAAGCGTAAGATAAAGTATGCTATTGGGAAAGTTCCTATTGAATGGGTGAACGAGGATGAGAAATGTGAATAAGATATGTTACAAATGTGGTGCGGAAGACCCAGACTACGAAGTAGTTGGGTACGGTAGAAACTGTTCTGAGTGCGGAGGTAAAGCTAGTGTGTTGGAAATAACTGAAATGACTGACTTATTAAACGAACTGTACCTTAGAGGCTTACTACCCGAAGGTTTTGTTGAAGATGTAACAGACGAAGAGTATAATGAACTTGAGTTAGACTTTAACAACGACTTGGTGGAGGCTCATAAGGATGCTTTCCTAGACTACTTAGAGGATTTTGATTATGACTAAGATAGTAGTAATACCCGATACACAGATGAAGAAAGATGTACCTATGGAACACTTGTTGTATGCAGGTAAGTACATAGCAGAGAAGAAACCAGATGTTATCGTACACCTTGGAGACCATTGGGATATGCCTAGCCTGTCTCACTATGATAAGGGTAAGAAGTCTTTTGAGGGTAGACGATACAAAGATGATGTTGACTCTGGCAACTTAGCTATGGACTTATTCTTAGAGCCTATCAAGAAAGAGATGAAAAGGTTGAAGCGCAATAAGAAGAAGTTATGGCAACCACGTATGGTGTTTACAATGGGCAACCATGAAGAACGTATAGAGCGTGCAGTGGAATGTGATGCAGTGCTAGAAGATGTTATTGGTTACCAGGATTTAAACCTAAGTGACTGGGAAGTTATCGACTACAAAGAGCCAGTAATTATTGAGGGTGTTGGCTTCTGCCACTTCTTTACCAGTGGTGTTATGGGCAGACCAGTATCAAGTGCTAGGGCTATGCTTACCAAGAAGCACATGAGTTGTGTAATGGGTCATGTACAAGACAGGGACATAGCCTTTAGTAAGCGTGGTGATGGTACTGCATTGACTGGTATCTTTGCTGGTATCTTTTATCAACATGACGAGGCTTACTTAGGTAGTCAGGGTAATGGTAGTTGGAAAGGTATTTGGATGTTAAACGAAGTTAATAATGGTAGCTTTGATGAGATGCCTATTAGCTTAGAATATTTGAGAGGTAAGTATGAATAATGATTTAAGTCAACTTAAAAAGATGGAAACTAAAGATTTATTGGGCTTTCCTATTAGGGAGAAGTTGTACTCTGGCGAGGATGCTTACTTTAAACAGAACCCCCATGTTGGTGGTATGGCGGCAGAAGATAACTCTATAATACTTAATCCCTATTCAAGTGGCGAGGTTAATCAAGGTGCTGTAGCTAAGAATGAGGCACTAAGGTTGTTACTAAGGATTAAAAAACCCAAGTTAGACTTTGAATTAACCCCATCACAAATAGGACAGTTTAAGGGAACGCCTTATCAAGATAATGAGGAGGCTATGAAGCATACAATACTTGGACGTATTTATAGTGAAGACCCCACAGCATTAGACTTCACTGAGGAGCAAACTAAGTTTTTAAACAGGTTTTTAGAGAGGAAGTAAGTATGAACAGTGATGAGGATAAGTTTGCAGAGTTAGGTAGATATGACCTAATCAATAAGGGTGTTTGTGGTAAGGCTACAAGTAGAATAGATATTATTGGGCAGAACGGCAATGATGGGTTACACTATGAAGAGAGAGCATCAGACAAACAGGTAGGTGGAGATCATTATAAGAAACACCTAATACAACCTTGGGATATTATTGATGCTTATCATTTAGACTTCTACGAGGGTAATGCACTTAAGTATTTGCTAAGAACCAAAGGTAGTAGAGAAGAAGATATTAAGAAAGCTATCCACTATCTTGAGAAGTTGTTAGAAAACTGGAGTAAGTAATATGAATACTAACAACCCTATTAAGTTGTTTGGTAAGAACCTATTTGGCTTCTGGCTACCGTTTATAGGGTTTGTAACTTACGTAGAGTACGATGATATATTTAACCCTAAGTATAAAGCATACGAACACGCATTCTTAGTACAGTGGATTATTGGCTACGCACTTGTGTATAAGATAGAGGTAGTACAGATGATGGAAGAGGAAGATTGGAATGACGAATAATGAAAACCCAAAGGCTACGTTTACTATTAAGAAGATAACTAACTGGCATTATGCAAGGAACTTAATCAATGGCTCTAATGACCAAGCACAAGTAAAGAAGTTAATCGAAGAGGTAACTGAATTAGTAGACTCATTATCTACAGGGCAAAGTCCTATTGATGATATTGGTGATATTATTGTAGTGTTAATCAACATCGCAGAGAGACATAAATTATCTATTGATGAATGTTTAGAACATGCGTATAATGATATCAAAGACCGTAGGGGTCAGATGATAGATGGCATATTTGTAAAGGAAGGGTAAATGATTACAGACAAACAAGAGGCTTACGTTATTGCATATCCACAGGCAGAGCAGTTTGCAGAGTTGCAGGAGGATATATTTTGGACTGCTAAAGAGATTGGTATGGATAAGGACTTGCACGACCTACACAACAATCTAACAGAGGCAGAAATGCACGGGGTAGTTACTGTGCTAAAACTATTTACCTTGTATGAAACACACGTAGGTAATGACTACTGGCTAGACTTTATTCGTAAGAAGTTTAGACGACCAGAGATACAGCGTATGGCTTCTGTGTTTGGTATGTTTGAACTGAACGTACACGCACCTTTCTACAACAAGATTAACGAGGTGCTGAACCTAAACACGGAGGAGTTCTACAACAGCTACGTGGAAGATAAGACCTTACGTGGGCGTATGGACTGGCTAGATAGACAGTTCGATGGTGATGATATGTTAGCTTCACTGGCTGTTGGTTCTATTGTAGAGGGTGCTGTACTGTATTCTAACTTCGCCTTTCTAAAGCACTTCCAAGCTGAGGGTAAGAACAAGTTAGTAAACATGGCAGCAGGTATTAACTTCAGTGTAAGGGATGAGAACCTACACAGTCTAGCAGGTGCTTGGTTATTCAATACACTAAGAGAAGAGAGTGAACAGTTAGACAACAAAGAACTAGATAAGAAAATCTATAAGACCTGTGGTAAAATCTATGAGCATGAGTCCCGTATCATTGATATGATATTCGAGAGGGGTGAGATCAAAGGTATTACAGACTTACAGATGAAGAACTTTATTCAGGCTAGGTTAAACCTTTGTCTTGAGCAACTAAAGCTAGACCCACTATATGAGGTAGACTATGACCCTATCTCCAAGTGGTTCTATAAAAACATTAATACGCCACAACTACATGACTTCTTCCATAAACAGGGGAACAGTTATAATAGGGATTGGCAAGAGACAAGGTTTGCATGGTAATATGAAAAGCATATACGAAGAACTAAGCGCAGAACGAAAGCAACTGCAAGCTACAGGTAAGTTACCACAATGGTATAGTACTTCTGCTTGGCAGTTACTTAAAGAGAAGTACACAACAGAGGAGTACCCAGACTTATATAGTATTTATAAACGTATTAGTAGTACAGCAGCTAAACACATGGGGGTTGACAAAGACCATTGGGATAGAGTATTCTTTAACCTGCTCTGGTCTGGACACCTAGCTTGTTCTACACCAGTCTTAGCTAACATGGGCACAAACAGAGGATGCCCAGTTAGTTGTTCAGGTAACTACGTGGGAGATAGTGTATATGAATTTTACGAATCACAAAAAGAAACTGCAATACTTACAAAAAACGGTTTTGGAACTTCATCTTATCTTGGCGCAATTAGAGGCAGAGGAGATTCCATCAGTTCAGGAGGTAATGCTTCTGGGGTATTGCCAGTCCTTAGAGACTATATCCAGCTTAGCAGAGATGTGTCGCAAGGAAATACACGACGAGGCGCATGGGCGGGGTACATCGAACTAGAGCATACAGACTTCTGGGAAGTAGCAGCACATACATTAAACAACCCAGATGATTGTAACATTGGTTGGCTAGTGACAGATAAGTTCATCAAGCAACTAGAAGCAGGCGATGAAGAAGCTGTTAGTCGATACCAACGTGCTCTCAAAGTTAAGATGGTTACAGGTAAAGGTTACTTTGTATTTATAGATAGAATGAACAGGGCTAATCCAGAGGCGTACAAGACTCATGGTTTAACTGTAAAGGCTTCTAACCTATGTACAGAGATAACCCTACCTGCTGATGAG